AGGTATGCAATTGCCTGGCGGAGTCACATTAAACGGTCGACAAATATACGACGATGCGCAATTAGACATAGATAGATTAAGAGAAGCAATTAGGTCTGAGCATGAGATGCCGGCTGACTTCTTCGTGGGGTAATAAATGGCGACTAATAGGTATTTCAGCCAAGGCCGCAGGTCAGAACAAAATATGTTCGAAGAGATAATTATAGAATCTTTAAAGATCTATGGTCAAGATGTCTATTATCTTCCAAGAGATATTGTAAATGAAGATAAAATCTTAAACGAAGACGTACCATCTCGTTTTAACTCCTCATATAAAATTGAAATGTACATTGAAAATATTGAGGGTTTTGATGGAGAAGGAGATCTATTTACTAAATTTGGTGTAGAAATTAGAGATCAGGCTACTTTCATCGTTGCAAGAAAAAGATGGGAAAATACAGTATACAAATATGATAATGATATATCAGGAACTCGTCCGTTAGAAGGCGATTTACTTTATATACCATTTTCTAAAAAATTATTTGAGATCACAATGGTTGAACATGAACAACCATTTTATCAATTGAAGAATTTACCCACATATAAATTACGCTGTGAATTATTTGAATATAGTGGTGAAGATTTAGACACAGGTATTGTCACGATTGATAATATTGAAGCAGCATATGCTTACAAATACATATTATCTTTAGATAGTTCTTCAGATGGATTTACTATAGGCGAAACCGTAAATCAGACTTTAGCAGATGGAACTATTATGTCTGGTGAAGTTTCTAATTGGTCAGATTCCAGCAATACTTTAAGTCTTATTCACGTTGGCGCAAATGACGGTAAGTTCCATAATTTTGTAACTGGAAGACAAGTTATTGGTACTACAGATAATGATCCTGGGTTATTGACTAGTTTTTCAGTTGCTGGAGTTATTCAGGTTACAGAAGATAATCAACTATCATCTAATGAACAAAATACTTATTTTGATACACTAACAGATTTCTTGGACTTCAGTGAATCGAACCCGTTTGGAGATCCTAGCTAATGTTTGGTACATATTTTTATCACGAGAGAATTAGAAAAAGCGTTGCAACCTTTGGATCTCTATTTAACAATATTTACGTATTAAGAAAGAATGCATCAGGTGCAGTAATAAGTCAAGCTAAAGTCCCTTTATCTTATGCTCCACAACAAAAGTTTTTAGAAAGAATCAGAGAAAATCCGGATTTACCTGGCAGTACTAAGGTCGCTCTAAAATTACCAAGAATGTCATTTGAAATTACAGGAGTTTCTTATGATCAGGGTAGGCAACTTCAAAGAAATAACGATTTTATTACTCAAGGTACTACTAATCTTGTACGAAATAAATTTAATAGCTATACACCTTATACTATAAGTTTTTCTTTAAATGCTTATGCTAAAACACAAGATGACGCGTTGCAGATTGTAGAACAGATTTTACCTTTCTTTTCTCCACAATATACTTTAACTATTAAACCATTAGCAGATTTTCCAGAATTAAAAGAAGATGTTCCTATTACTATTACTGGCGTGACATTCTCCGATGATTTTGAAGGTTCTTTAGAACAAAGACGAACAATTATATATACATTAGATTTTGAAATGAAAGTCAATTTCTATGGACCAATAGCAGAAAAAGGTATTATTCGTTCTGCTATTACTAATGTATTTGATCAGCAAAGCGGATTATTAGATTCTGATCAAAAGATAGAAAGAATAACAATAACTCCTGATCCGTCAAGCATTATAGGTTTAGGTGATAGTGATTTTGGGTTTACAACTGATATAACATTTATGGGTGATAGTTCGTAATGGATTCTGATACAACAGATAATGATTTTGAATATGCAAGACAAACTTATCATGATTTATTAATAAAAGGATCTGATGCATTAGACGAAATGATGGAAGTAGCAAGAGCTACAGAACATCCAAGAGCATTTGAAGTCTTTTCTAATATGATGAAAAACGTTGCAGATATTAATGGCAACTTGTTAGATCTTCATAAGAAAAAACACGATATGAAACCCAATAATCAAAAGGCGCTAGCAGCGCAAACAACGAATAACGTCTTTGTTGGATCTACTACTGATTTACAAAGACTATTAAAAGATGAAAAAATCATAGATCATGAATGATACTTATCTCGGCAACCCTAATATCAAAAGAGACGGGGTTGTACAGAACTGGACAAATGAAGAAGTAAAAGAATATGCCAGATGTATGACAGATCCGGCCTATTTTGCATCCGAATATTGTAAGATTATTTCGCTTGATGTTGGATTAGTTCCTTTCGAATTATATCCTTATCAAGAAAAAATGTTTAAACAATTCAATGATAATAGATTTAATATAGTACTGGCCTGTCGGCAATCAGGTAAATCAATATCCAGTGTAGTCTATCTGCTATGGTTCGCAGTCTTTCATCCAGAAAAAACTATTGCAGTACTAGCCAATAAAGGTGCTACTGCCAGAGAGATGTTAGCAAGAGTTACACTTACTCTTGAGAATCTCCCGTTCTTTCTTCAGCCTGGTTGTAAAGCTTTAAATAAAGGTTCTATAGAATTTTCAAATAATAGTCGCATTATTGCGTCTGCTACTTCTGGATCTTCTATTCGTGGTCTATCTGTCAACCTATTATATCTCGATGAGTTTGCGTTTGTCGAAAGAGCTGCAGAGTTTTATACTTCAACTTATCCAGTTATTTCTTCTGGTACAGAATCTAAAATTATTATTACATCTACTGCGAATGGTATTGGTAATATGTTCCAAAAAATTTGGGAAGGTGCTGTTCAAAAGACAAATGACTTTGTCCCGTTTAGAGTAGATTGGTGGGACGTTCCAGGTCGTGATGAAACTTGGAAAGCAGAGACTATAGCAAATACTTCTCAGCTGCAGTTTGATCAAGAGTTTGGTAATACTTTCTTTGGAACTGGTGATACACTTATATCGGGAAATACCCTATTAGAATTTAGAGCAAAAGAACCTGATAAAAGATTAGAACAAAATTCTGTTTCTATATTTAAAGAACCTGAAAAGAAACATGACTATATAATGACAGTAGATGTTTCGAGGGGAAGAGGACAGGATTATTCTACATTTAATGTGATCGATATTAGCACAAGACCTTTTGAACAGGTTGCTGTTTATCGCAATAATACTATATCTCCATTACTCTTCCCGAATATTATTTATAAGTATGCTAATTTATACAATCAAGCTTATGTAATCATAGAAGCTAATGATCAAGGCGGGGTCGTATGTAATGGATTATACCACGAATTAGAATATGAAAATATGCACGTAGAGTCTGCTGTTAAGGCAAATGCGCTGGGTATTGAAATGACTCGTAAAGTAAAACGGATTGGTTGTTCAGCTATTAAAGATATTCTTGAAGAGAAAAAATTAATAGTGCACGATGAAAATACAATCATGGAAATATCGACGTTTGTAGCTAGAGGGCAATCGTATGAAGCGTCAGATGGCAACCACGATGATTTAATGATGAACTTGGTTATGTTTGGGTATTTTGCTACAAGTAATGTATTTTCAGATTTAACTGATATTAATTTAAAGCAAATGATGTTCGAACAGAGAATGAAAGAAATAGAAGATGACGTAGTACCATTTGGGTTTATAGAAGACGGATTAGATGAAATTCAAGTTATACCTAAAGATGATGCTTGGTCTATCGGAAATCCCGAAGAAGGCTGGGCTTATGACCCAAATCATAGGAATTTTTAATATTATAAATACTAGTAATGAATATCCGTATTATGAAAACATATAATTACGTTACTGGAAAAGGACAAAGTCATGGCAATTTTTACGACTTCTGAGTCTCCAGCGGTCACCGTTAAAGAGATTGATTTTTCTGGGGGTACAGTCCCCAATGTACAATCAACTACCGGTGGTTTTGTTGGAAACTTTCAGTGGGGGCCAGTGGATGAGGCAATTCAAATATCTGACGAAGGAAGTCTAGCGTCGACTTTTGGACAACCTTTAGATGATGCTGCAACAGATTATCTCACCGTTTCTCACTTCTTACAATACTCAAGAACAGCGCAAGTTGTGCGCGCTACTGATACTGCAGCTGAAAATGCGACAGCAGTAGTAAATGCAACAGATCCAATAGTTAATAATTTAACACATTTTCAACAGCAACAAGGTGCTCTTGATTCTGATGGAAATACATGGATCGCAAGATATCCAGGAGAACTGGGTAATTCAATTCAGGTACAAACATGCCCTCATAGTGGGAATAACGATTCCGCTTTTGATAATTGGGCATATAAGAGTTATTTCGATGGTGCTCCTGGTACTTCTGCAGAAGCAGCAAAGTTTGGCGTAACTAATGACGAAATGCACGTTGTAGTTATCGATGCAGATGGAAAACTATCAGGTACTTCAGGTGCAGTACTCGAAACATTTGGATTCACATCTATCGCCGCTGATGGTAAGAGAGACGATGGAACCAATATTAATATTCAAGATGCAATTAATAACGGATCTGAATATGTTTATCTAGCGGGCTTTGGCACAGATTTATTCCCAACAAAGGCTGGTAGTACTCTGTCCTCGCAAACCAGTGGAACCAATTACACAGATGCTGCCCAAGACGATGTAAGATCTGTTACTTTAGCAGATGGCGCAAACTCTGGCACTTTAGCAGCAACTGATTATAATTCTTCAATGGAAAAATTACAAGATAAAGATACGGTTGAAGTAGACTTTATTGTTGCTCCAAAAATGGCAACTCGAGCTGATCAAGAAACAGTTGCAGAAAAAGCAAATACTATCGCTAGTACAAGAAAAGATTGCGTTGCACTAACCTCACCATCAACCGCAGATGTAGAAAATAAAGCAGCGGCAAATGCTAACGCGATTGCTTTTTCTAATTTGCTACCTAGCTCATCTTATCTTGTAGTAGATAATAACCTTCTAAAAGTTTATGATAAGTATCATGACAAATATAGATTTATTCCTGGTGCGGCCGGTGTCGCAGGCTTGATGGCAGCCACGGATAATAACTATGGCGCATGGTATTCTCCAGCGGGTTATCGCCGTGGAGCATTGCTTGGTGTAGCTAATTTAGCTTACAATCCATCTAAAGCTGATCGCGATGCTTTATATAAAGTCGGTATTAATCCTATCGCAAATATCCCTGGACAAGGTATTACTCTGTTTGGTGATAAAACACACTTCATGAAACCATCTGCATTTGATCGTATTAACGTTCGCAGATTGTTCTTGGTTGTTGAAAGAGCAGTGGAAAGAGCTGCACAAAATGTCTTGTTTGAATTCAATGATGAATTTACACGGGCAGAATTTGTTAATGTCGTAGAGCCATTCCTTAGAGAAATCAAAGGTCGTCGTGGTATTACAGACTTCAGAGTTGTTTGTGACGAAACAAATAACACTGCAGCCGTAATTGACAGAAACGAATTTGTTGCATCTCTCTTTATCAAGCCAGCTCGTTCAATCAACTTCATTACACTGAACTTTGTAGCTACTAGAACTGGTGTCGATTTCGACGAAGTTGTTGGTAGAGTATAATAGCGCTGAAGGAGAAAACAAATGGCTATTTTAGGAGTTGATGATTTTAAGGCCAAAATGGCAGGTGGTGGCGCTAGAGCTAATCTATTTCAAGCGACTATCAACTTTCCGGCCTATGCAGACGGTGACGCAGAACTCACATCATTTATGTGTGAAGCTGCTCAGCTGCCTGGATCGACATTAGGACTTATTGACGTTGCCCTTTAGAGGGCGCAGATTGAAAATGGCTGGGGATCGTACTTTCGAACCTTGGACAGTAACAATTATCAATGACACCACGATGTCAATTCGCAATGCTATGGAAAGATGGATGAACGGCATGAACGCTCATACAACTAATACAGGCCTTGCAAACCCGCTTTCATATGAATCAGATTTAAAAGTTGAGCAATTAGATAAAGCTAGCGAAGTGATCAAAACGTATAATTTACGTGGAGCATTTCCAACAGCATTATCACCAATTGATCTCAGTTATGCTGCAGAAAATGAAATCGAAAGGTACCAAGTAGAGTTTAACTTCCAATACTGGGAATCAGACACTACTACATAAGGTAGTATAAATATAAGTTAAAGAGGGGCTTTTTAGTCCCTCTTAAATATATTTTAGGAATTTACTATGGCAGACGATAACAGTTTAAGATTATTTGGTTTTGAAATTAAAAGAGCCCGCAAGGTAGAAAAAGAAATGCTACCTTCTATTGTTCCACCTTTGGATGAAGATGGAGCTGGCTATGTTACGGCTGCTGGTGCACACTATGGCACATACGTCGATATCGACGGAGATAATAAAACAAAAGACGAACAACAACAAATTATGCAATATAGAGCAGTGGCAACTCATCCTGAAGTTGATGCTGCTGTTGAAGATATTATTAATGAATCTATTACTTCATCTGAAGATGAACAGTCAGTTGCTCTTATTTTAGATAAGGTAGAAGCTCCAGATAGTATTAAAAAATCTATTGTAGAAGAATTTGATAATATTTATAGAATGGTTCAGTTTGGTGAACATGGTCATGATATGTTCAAAAGATGGTACGTAGATGGTAGAATGTATCATCACTTGGTAATTGATGAAAAAAATCCAAAGATGGGCATTCAAGAAGTAAGACCTATCGATGCTTCTAAAATCCGCAAAGTAAAACAAGTTAAAAAAGATAAAGATCCTGTAACTGGTGTTCAGCTTATTAAAAAGGTTGACGAGTTTTATATTTACCAAGATAAACCGGGTGCAGTACAGCAAGGAGTTAAACTAACCCTTGATTCTATTTCTTACGTAACATCTGGTTTATTAGATGAACGTAGAAAGAAAGTTATTTCGCATTTGCATAAATGCTTAAAGCCTATCAACCAATTGCGCATGATGGAAGACTCGCTAGTGATTTACAGACTAGCTAGAGCTCCGGAGCGTAGAATCTTTTATATTGATGTTGGCAACTTACCAAAAG